GGGGCGCACCGGGGCGGGCGGTCTTCGCCGGTGAGGGGGGGGGCGGCGGCCCCCGGGGCGGGGCGGGCCTACCGGGGGCGCACCGGGGCGGGCTTACCGGGGGCGCGGGGCCCAGATTTACCGGGGCGGGGCGCAAGGGGCGGATAGGAGTGCCCGGGGAGTGCGCTATTTCTCCTCCCTCCCCGAGGCCCACTACACCGCCCCGTGGCTCACCCCGTGACCCCGTAACCCCGCCTTTCCCGCCTCAAGGGGAAGGCCCCGCAAAGTGGCCGCCCCGGGCTAAACCCGGGGCGGAACCTTCCCCTCAAAACCTAGCCCCCCGGGCTAAGCCCGGGGGGGCTAGCGCTTAACGCCTACTCCCCTTCCCCGGCCACGGGGTCAGGGAGGCCGAGTGCCATAGCCAGGGCGGGCCACGGCCTCATGGCCCAGCCCCGGGGATCCCCGCTGATGGTGACCAGGGCGGACCGGGCCAGAGGGGCCAAGTCGGTGCGCCCCAAATCCCGGGCGTACCGGAGGGTGTGTCGCACCCTCCGGTAGAGCACCTCGGGGAGGGGCTTGCCCCTGGGAGTGGCCGCCCCGGTATACTGCGCCAGGGCGGCCTCTACACCTCCGAGGATGACCTCGAGGTCATCCTCGGAGACCGGGGCCGTGGTCGTGGCCCTCCCCTTCCTCTTCCGGGGCGCGGGCGCAGGGGCGGCGTCCGCGGCCTCCTCCCGCGCCCGCGCCGGGGCGGGGGCGGGGGCCTGAGCGGGGGCCGGGGCGGCCGGGGCGGGGGCCCTAAGGGCGCCCTCCAAGAGGGCCTCCAAGCGGGCCTCCAAGGCGCGGGAGAGGGCGGCTTCCACCATAGTGCGCGCCCGGTCTTCCACGGCGGTGAGGGCCTCGGCCAGAACCTTCTCGATCACCTTATCCAGCACCTGTTCGAGCTTCCTCATCTCTTACCTCCGAGCCCGGGGCCTATTCCCACAGGCACCCTCAGGGTACACCGGCCCCCCTCTTTTTGTCAAGCCCCCCCTCCCCATGGCGGCTTATGTTTCTTTCTCCGCGGCCCTATAACGCTTATATATCCCCCGGGCCCGGGGGCTTTTCCCCGGGGTCATAGGGGACATAGGGCGGGGGTCATAGGGGACATAGGCGGCGGCCGCGGGCCTATAGGCGGCCCTATAAGGGGGTTATAGGCCTATAGGCGGCCCTTATAGGAAGGTGTAGGCGGCCGGTCCTATATAAGGATTAGGGGCCGGCTCTGTGGTAGGCTTCACCATTTAGCCCGGGTCCATACCGCCCCGCCCCCCTTGACAGGGGGGCGGGGGGTGATATAGGCTGGGGGCATCAAACGAGGGCAAGGGGTCGAACCCCCTCCCCAAAAGCCGCGGGGACTCGGACTAGCCCAAAGCCCCTCGAGGGCGGGGCGGGGCCCGGGCCCGCGGACCGGGAAAGGCCTTCGTGAGGGTACCCGGCGCGCACGCGTATCGTGAGGCGTCACGATGCTAGGTGTGTATTCGTGAAGCCGTTGACTTCCCTCCGTCGTGAAGACGACAGGAACCCCACGTGAAACCCCGTGAGCGTGGGGTGGCGCGCTAGGGGGCCCAGAGCGGAGAAAGCGCCCGGTGGAGGGTGTTGCGAAAGGCGGGCGGGGGCCTTCACGTGAGCGTGGGCGACGACGCCGACAAGTTCGGCTAGGCCGCGCTAGGCGTGAAGCGCTGACGCTAACCGAATAGCGATACCCGGTGAGGGGCTAGGCGGTGGAGGTCCCTCACGAATAGGCTCCCGTGGTCAACGGCCGCGTACCGGGCCACGGGCTAGGCTGGGCGGGCGTGGCGCGGCGCGCTTGCCCGAGGTGTTTCTTGGCGAAACAGGCCTTTGGCCTGTCGCCCCCAAAGACCCGCGTCATCGGGGGCCTGACGAGCATGGGCGCGGGCAAGGAGGTGAGTCGTGGTACGGGTAGAGGTTCCGAGCAAGGTCTACGAGTCGGCGATCCGTGAGATGGACGCCCACCACCGCTCGAAGTGGGCGGTGATGGACATCGTTCCCGGTAGGGCTTGGCGCGTGCACACCACGCCGTGGAGCCGCGTTGAAGACGCCTGGCTCGCCGAGGACGTTCTCCGCGCGATTAGGGATGCCCTCCGGGCCGCCCGCTCCGGGGCCCGGTAGGCCAAAGGACACGCAGGGAGGTGAGCCGTGAAGAAGATCTGGGCGATTGTGGCAGAGCGCGAACTCTTGGACTTTGAGTTCGGGGACACGGCCGAGGAAGCGATTGAGGCGTATGCGCAGAAGGCGCATATGTCGGAGGAGGACGCCGGGCTTCTCGTCGCCATCGACGGCGACAGGGTCCGGGACGAGGTGGAGGTCCCGGGGCGGCTGTTGAGCGCCCTGGAGTACGGGCCAGAGTTCGCCTTCGGGCCTCGGGAGTCGGCGCCCGAGGACTGGGAGGAGTTCTTCCGGGCCGTGAAGGCGCTGTGGGACAGGGAGATTCGCCTCACGGACGTCATGGACTGGGTCAGGGTTGACGGCGCCCTGGACCTGTGGGCGCCGGTCGTGAGGTGACGGCAAGAGGAACGTGAATGTCGGGGTGGGGGCGGGCTTCCCGCCCCCCTCCGTGGACACAGGAACACGGGAGGTAAACGATGGGACTGCTCAAGGCTATCATGAAGGCTGGCGGCGACAAGTTGGGACCCGAACTCTGGCTTCTCTACCTGAAGACCGGGCTTTGGGAGGTCGTGGAGGAGGCCGAAAGGCTCGCCCGTGAGAGGCTCTTGGCCATCGAGAACAAGCGTGACGTGATTGGCCCCCACGTCACCGAGATGGCCGAGCTCGAGGAGGCGTGGAAGGTTCTCGCCCTCGCTCTGGAGAATAGGTGGAGGGTTCTCGCCCCCGCTATGGAGAATATGGGGCTGGTGAGGAAGTCGCCCAAGGGGAGCGGGCGGTCCCCCCGCCGATAAAGTGAGCGCATAGACGTGGGAGGTGAGCCATGGGAAAGGACAAGGTCATCGTTACGCTCGGGGCCGACCCCGAGTTCGAGCTCGTAGTCGGAGGGCAGGTCGTGAGGGCGGCGAGCGTCCTCCACGAGGACGTTCGCCTACCCTGGGGGAGCGTTGGGGTGGATGGGGCCGGGGCGCCGCTGGAGCTCCGGCCCCGCCCGGGGCGGACCGCCAAGGGGCTTGTCCAAAACCTGGGCAAGCTTTTGATGGCGGTCCCGAAGGTTGTCGGGGGCAGCCCCTCGACGATTAGCGAGGCCTACGCCGTCGGGGGGCACGTGCACGTCGGGTTTGACCCGATACCCGACTTGAGCTACAGGGACCTCATGGACGAGGTAGACGAGGTCGTTGGGGACATCCTCTACGACCTCAACACCCGCACCCGCCTGAACGCCGGATACGGGGAGCGGGGGGACTGGAGATACCAGCCCTGGGGCGTGGAGTACCGCACGCCCCCGTCCTCCGTGTGGAGCCACCCGCAGGTGGCCCTGACTTTCGTCGGGGCCATCAAGTGGGCGGTTCAGGAGGTCTTGAGGGGGGAAAACCCCCTGAAGAGCCCGGCCCTCCCGAGGGTGAGGGCGGCCGCCAAAGAGGCGGCCGACTTCGTGAAGCGATATGGCGGCCGCCTACACTGGGGTGCCTGGCAAGACCTTGTCGGGGAGGTAGACATCGCCAAGACCTTCAAGGCGAGAGTCCGCCGGTTCTCGGGGGACATGGACCCCAAGCTTCTAGATGACTTGGGGGCGATGTGCGCCCGGCTTGGAATCCCCTCGCTCTCGATCATCCCCATCAGGCGCAACCGGGGCGACTACATTTCCAACGTCCCCGGCTACGGAGAGCTGTGGGACGGCGCCAGCGCATTCACGCTCGGGGAGCCGCTATGCCTGTCATGGCGGTTCAGGACCGACCCCGAGTTCCGGCGAGAGGAGCTCCCGAAGCTGGAGGCGGCCATAGCCGCCACGCTGGGGAAGATCAGGGAGGACGACGACGGCGGCCGCCTTGTAAAGGAGGTGGTACGATTCAAGGGCCCGCTAAAGCCCACCGCCCCGACCGGCGACACCGGTGAGGGGTCAAGGGTCGGCGCAGATGAGGCCGGCGAGGAGGAGACCGAGGCAGAGCCGGAAGGCTCGATATGCGTTGCGTGCGGAGAGGTCATCTACCCCGCCATCTACGCCATCGTGAGCAATAGCGGCGACACCTATTGTCAGGACTGCTACTACGAACGGTTTGAGGTGTGCGACCGGTGCGGCGCCGAGGTGGACCAGGAAAAGGCCTACGCTAGCGATTACGGTTACGTGTACTGCCCGAGCTGCTACAGCGCACTGCACACAACGTGCGCTCACTGCGGGATTGAGATACGCTGGGATGACGCCATCCTGGACGACGACGGGGGGCACGCGTACTGCTTGGACTGCCACCGCCAGCTGTTCGTCACGTGCGAAGCCTGCGGCGCGGACGTGCCCGTTGACTACGCTTACGAACACGATGGCTATTGGTACTGCGAGGACTGCTTCCACGAACACTTCGACCATTGCGATAGGTGAGATTGTGAATACCCCGTTGAGCAGGTGGCGTTTGTGGTGGTGCGGGGGGTGGGCGGGCACACCCGGGAGACGAGCCTGTGCGTGTGGTGCAGAGAGCGGCACTACAGGTACGCCCCCGAGGAGAACGTCTGGATAGAGAGGTGAGAGTGTGTGCGTGATCGCCGTGAGTCCGACAGGTGAAAAGGTGGCGAGAGAGGTCTTCGAGCGTATGTACCGCTCCAACGACGACGGCTTCGGGATGATGTACCGGGCCCGGGGCGGGGTGGGTATCGTCAAGGGCGTCCACGATGAGGAGGAGGCTTGGGGGGTGTACTCACAGCTCCCCGAGGGGGTGCCCCACGTCTTGCACTTCAGACTCGCCACCCACGGAGGGGTGAGGCCGGAGTTGACCCATCCCTTTGTGGTGAGCGAGGAAAGTCCTATCGTGGAAGCGGGGTTGGTGACCGAGCCCGTCCTCGCCCACAATGGGGTGTGGAGCCCTCACGCCCTGAGGGCGAGGGAGCTGAGCCTGACGGGGCCCGTGTCCGATAGCCGGGTCCTGGCCGCCTGGTTGGGAAAGCTGGCGAGGGGGCGCCCCGTTGGAGAGGTCATGGGGGAGCGTTACTACGATGTGTTCATGGCCGGTCGGGTCGCCGTGATGGACCCGGCGACGTGGAAGCTTCACTTGGTAGGCGACTGGATCGAGGAGGGCCCAACCCTCTTCTCCAACGAGTCCTTCCGCCCGGTGGGTGGTCCCCCGGTAGGCGTGTGCGACTGGAAGTGGAGCGGGGACTGGCCTGCGCTTATTGTCAAGGAGGAGGTGAAGGCTGTGAAGCGGAAGCCGATAGACCTTTGGGAAGTGGCCGCCCCCGAGGCGGCCCCGGCGGAGATCGAGTGGGTAAAGCCGGCCCCGGGGGCCGGGCCTGCGCCGAGGCCTAGGGAAGACGCCGGTTTGGCCGCCCTCCGTCGTGCGCTCTTCACGGCGGCGGCGGAGATTGGGCCGGACGCCGTTGAGGCGATAGTGGGCGTTGACATAGACGAGCACGGCGACCCCTACGTTGTCTTCGGCTTCGCCGGAGTCTTGGAGGTGTGGAGCGAGGGCTCCTTCTGGGGGGCGCGGCTGTGGAGCGAGGACGAGGCCAAGGAGGCCTGGTCTCAGCTCTTGGCGGCGAACCCCGCCCTCACGGAGTTTGTCGTCAAGGAGGCGGCCGCTTTTCGTTCCTTCCTGGGAGAGACAGAGGACGAGGAGGTGTGAGATGGACATGAACACGATGTGGTTGCGCGCTTTCTGGAAGGCCAGCCGGGTGTTGAACGACCCCGCCGGTCGGGCCATCGCCAAGCTCGACGAGAGGGCGCTCGCCAAGCTGGCGAACCGGGCGAGGGAGAGAAATATGAGCGCCCGGGACTGGCTCTTCTACATCGATGGGGCCCTCGCCGCCCTCGGCGTGGAGGGCTCTCTCGGTGGAGCCTATAGGGACGATGAAGGGAGCGGCTTCTTCGCCCTCGAGGACTGGGGCGCAAAGGAGCGCCTGGTCGTCTGGGACCCGGAGGTGGGAACATTGTCCCTCGGGGTATACGCAGACAACATGGTGCGGTACATCTTCGCCACCATGAGGGAGGACCGGGTGGCGGTCATAGTCAGGGGGGCGGGGGTGGAGCTGGTGAGGGACCTTCTCACCTTCGTGGGCGCCGTCGCCGGTGAGGATTGGCGGGAGAAGGTGTTGAAGGCGATGGTGGAAGACGATGACGATGGTAAACGCGGAAAGGCTTGAGGAGATGGCGGACAGGCTCATAAGGCACCTGCTTCCCGGTACCCCGTGGGAAGTGGCCCTCAGGGCACTGGAGGAGGCCTACATCACGGGGGACGCCGTGAGCGGTGAAGACGTCTTGAAGGGGCGCTACTCGGACGAGGAATCGCTTTCGATTCTTGAGCTGCTCGAGTCGGCGGCCTCGGCTTGGAGGGGGTGAAAGCTGTGAACGAAGCTGTGAGACGGATAGCGGCGGACGAGGCGATCTTCCTTCCCTTCTTCCTGATGGAGTACATCCCCGAGGGGGAGGCGAGGATCCACCTCTTCCTCTGGGACAGGATGACGTACGTGGACTGGATGGACGGGGGCGAAGAGATCGTCAAGGAAGTGCTGCGCCAAATGGCGCCCCAAGTCCAGGTGGCGTACATGCTCGTCCGCAATATCGGCGGCGGTGAGTACGAGTACGAGTCCGGAACGGTCAGCGCCGATGAGGGAATGGTCCCCCACGTGCTGGCCAGGGTCTACCTCTCATACGTGAAAGGGGAGGAAGCGACGTGGAAGCCGATCGTGAGCTAAGCGTCCTCTCCCACATCCGCCGGGCCCAGGCGGAGGGCAGATACGAGCTGGCGCTGAGGCTGAGCTGGCTCATGATTGATAGCTTCCCGGAACACCTGAGGGAAGAGCTGAAGGAGGACCTTCTCTTTGGGCCTCTGCCGCAGCCCCGCCGGGGGCTTAGCGTCCGGGCGACGCGGAGGAAGCGGTGCCGGTTTTGTGGGGGGAGTGGGGTCATCGCCCATCCCCTCATGAGGGAGGCCCACCAACGCCTTGACCCGGAGACGGCGGGAGAGTGGGAGATGGACTGCCCGCAGTGCGGGGGCTCGGGGTGGGCCATGTCATCGGACGTGTCCTGGGACTGGCCGGAAAGTGAGCTATAATAGCGGTGGGTGGGCGGCGCTTCCTTGCGCCGCCTACCACGCACAAAGGAGGTGTAAGGTGTTAGGAGGTCTAGGATGAGGGCTCTGATTGTCGGCTACTTCTTGGCCGCCCTGGCCACCGCCCTGACCGTGGCCTGGGCGCTAAGGGAAGGAAGAGAGGCGCCCGAGGGCGCCGTTGTTGGGTACGCCATAATCGTGGTCTTTTTGTGGGCGGTGTTCTCGCTTCTGATGGGGGTGATGGGATGACGCTGGTTGACCTTGAATACAGGGACTTTGTGGAAGAGGCTAAGAAGATGCCTCCTGAGGTTCTTCGTGACATCGTGGAGGCGCTGGAAGATAGGTTGAGGGGCCTGGAGGCGGCCGTCGTGGCCTCCAGGCAAAAGGGCGACGGCGGCGCCGAGGTGCGCCTCCTCATGGCTATGGCCTGGAACGCTAGGAAGTTGGCGGCCGCAAAGGCCATCTTGGCCGAGGCGAGGTGGAAGGATGGGCTTGGACAGGAAGGCTAAGGCGAAGGTGGAGGCCCTGGCCGAAAGCGTGAGCCTTCTCCACAGGCACCTGCGGGAGCTGGGCGGGCTGGCGGAGAAGTGCACGCCAGCGGAGTACCAAGCCTTGTTGAAGGCCGAACGGCTCTTCTTCGCCCTCAACAGGGAGGTCCTCGGCGTCCTTTACGCCATCAAGGGACGAGAGGAGGACAACAGCATGGAGGCGGTCAAGCGCTTCCTGGAGGGCATATGATTGGGAGAAAGAAGGCGAGGAAGGCGCTCAGGCGGGCGGCGGCCGAGCTGCTCATGGTAGCCAACGAGCTGGCCGTCCGGCCGAGGGGGGTGGGCCTCTCCTACGAAGAGGCCCGTGAACTAGCCGATAGGATTCGGCAGGCCGCCAGCGAGGTGGCCGTTGTGGCCTACGAGCTAGACGAGGTGGGGGCGGAGGAGTGAGTACAATGGGGCCATGGGGAAAAGGCTAGAGGTCAAGCTCCCATGGCCCCCTTCCGTGAACCACTACTGGAAGG